GGCAACATTGTGACAATGGATTTCCCAATCAAAGTTGTTGGTTCTGGGCCTGCAGGGTTGCCAGTGTTGCGCGAAATCTTAAACATTGTGGCGTTGGTGCTGGCATCATCGGTCATTGTGCTATCCGGTCAGCCCGGTTCATTAGACATCGGTGGGGCGTCATATCCGTGTTATGACTTAACAGTGAAAGTGCAGGCACAAACCGCATGACATATACAATTGCATCCAGCAAACTAGGCGTAATCGGTGAACCCTTTATACCTGCAGACGGCATAAACGTGGCAGCATTGCTTGAAGGCGGTTTCATCGTTGAGCAATCCACACCTAAACCTAAAAAACCTGCTAAAACTAGTACAGACACCAACGAGGAGATTTAACCCACATGGCCACTAGCACCTATTTATCCAACCCACTAGTAACAGTCAACGCAGTTGACTTGACCGACCAGTGCAGCTCTGCCAATTTGACCCGTGTTATTGAGGCGCTAGAAAGCACATCGTTTGGTTTGACCGCACGCGTTTATGTTGGTGGACTTGAAAACAGCACATTGACATTGACGATGTACAACAGTTTCGCTGCATCAGAAACTTACGCCACGCTTAAAGCTTTGGTTGGCACACAAACAAACGTAACAATCAAACCAACTAGCGCCGCTACCAGCGCAACAAACCCAGTTTCAACTTTGACCGGCTGCTATTTAGAGACTTTGCCAATTGTCAACGCCGCATTAGGCGCTTTGGACACAATTGACATTACGTTTACTGGTGGCGTTTACAGCGTTGCAATAGCATAATCAGCGCCGGCAACGGCCCGACACGAAAGCAGGCAATATGCGTATTAAATTAAAACTGGTTCGCACCATAGGTGCAGAGCCTGAATATCTTTACACCACGTTGTTTAGTACGGCGTTGTGGGAAGAAAAATTTAACAAAAAACCAATGGATGCGGAAAACACCGGGTTTCGCGACTGGTCATTCTGGGCTTACACAGTGCTCAAAGTTAAAGGCGAAAAACTGCCAGATGATTTTATGAAATGGTTAGAGGAAAACCCAGACATGACAGTGTTGCCAGAAGCGGACTTGACAAACCCAAACCCTACGGACGCGGCACCTATCGACGGCAACTAGCCGAAGTTTGTGCCGCAACAGGTTTCTGGCCTGAACAACAAATACCGTTTGGCGCGCGCGACTTGCTCACAGTGATTACAGTTATAAACGAGCAACGAAAGCGGTAACAATGTCTTTATCAGCAACAATTGAAGTGGCAGGCGTTAAGGACACTATTAACGCGTTGCGTGCCATTGACCCATCGTTGCAAAAAGAATTTAAAGCCGATGCTATTTCTATTGCTCAACCAGCTGTGACCGCCGCACAAGCGGTTTATACGCAAGTGCCGTTATCTGGTATGCAATACAAGTGGTCTAGTCGAGGCCGTCAACTATTCCCGTTTACCGTTGACAAAGCCATTAAAGGTGTGCGCGTAAAGTTTGACAGCCGGCGCAACGCTGTAGGCGTAATTTTGATTGAGCAAAAAGACCCGGCTGCAGCAATTTTTGAAACCGCTGGTCGAGGCAACGCAAACCGTTTAGGCGACTCTCTGGGTTTCGTTGGAGCTGGTCGTACACGTTTAATTGGGCCTGCCGTTTACAAAGCGCGTCGCGGAATTGAACAAGCAATGGTTGCAATGATTACAAAAACTCAAACAGAGATACAAGGCGGTTTGCGCTAATGGGTCTGTCAATACCAATCGTTGCAGAGTACGACGGTAAAGCGGTCGACAAAGCAATTAAGCAATTTGGGCAATTAGAGGGCGCTAGCGCTAAAACAGCGTTTGCTCTTAAAAAAGCGGCGTTGCCTGCAGCTGCCGCAATTGGTGGCATTGGCATTGCTTTGTTTGATGCAACTAAATCAGCGATGGAAGATGAAGCCGCACAGGTGCAGTTGGCATTGGCGTTGCAAAATGTGACAGGTGCTAGCGATGCCCAGATTGCGTCTAGCGAAAAGTTTATTACTCAAATGTCATTGGCTAGCGGTGTTGCAGATGATGAGTTACGCCCGGCATTAGCCAGTTTGGTGCGTGGTACTAAAGACGTTGAGACAGCGCAATCCGCGTTGACATTGGCGCAGGATATTGCTACGGGGTCTAACAAGTCACTGGCGGAAGTTTCTGATGCGTTGGCTAAAGCGTATGGCGGCAACATGAAGGGCTTGCAAGCGTTGTCGCCAGAGATTAAAGCGATGATTAAAGATGGCGCGTCACTTGATGACGTGATGAACGTTTTAGGCGGCTCATTTGGTGGAGCGTCAGACGCGGCAGCTGCAACCGCTGAAGGCGGCATGAAGCGTTTAGGCATTGCCGTATCGGAAACTAAAGAGTCAATCGGCGCAGCGCTTATTCCAATAGTCGAGGCAGCGCTACCAGTGCTCATTAAGTTTGGTAGTTGGGCACAAGAAAACACTAAAACGCTGTTAATCATTATTGGCGTTATCGGTGGCGTGTCTGCAGCCGTGCTGTTGTTTAACACGGTTGTCGGCATTGCCACATTGGTAAACACCGTGTTTGCATTAAGTTTGACGGCCGCGCAATTAGCAATGGTTGGGTTTGCCACGTTGGGCATTGGGCTTGTTATTGCTGCACTTGTCGCATTGTATTTTAAGTTTGACATTGTGCGTAAAGTTGTTGACACAGTGATTGACGGCATTGTGACTGGCACAAAGTTTGCGTTTGACGTGTTGAGCAATTATTTTACGGCCGTGTTAGGTATCTACAAAAGCATTTTTAACGGCATCGCTAAACTGTGGAATAACACGATAGGCAAATTATCGTTTGAGTTTCCAACGTGGGTTCCGGGTCTGGGCGGTCGTGGGTTTAGCGTGCCAAACATCCCGTACCTAGCCGAAGGCGGCATTGTCACTGGCCCAACATTGGCAATGATTGGCGAAAACGGCCCAGAGGCAGTCATCCCATTAAACGGCAGTAACGGTGGCATGGGCGGCGGTGTAACAATAAACATTACGGGCGGTATTTCATCGGCAGTCGATATTGGTCGCAGTGTGGTTGACGCATTGACGCAATACACACAAGTTTACGGGCCACTCAATTTGGCGATTAGATAATGGCTGGTTCAACCGTCATAACTGGCGGCACTTATTTGCTGGAATTGTCTACGGGTTACGACTCGTCAGCGTTCTACTTAGATGACTCAACATTGAACGGCACAGCTGTGCTTGATGGCGACGGCACCGATTATGTGGACATTACGCCCGTTGTACAGAACATTGGTATTAGTCGAGGGCGACACAAACCGTTAGACGTGTTTGGGCCCGGCACGATGTCTGTCAGTATTAGCGTGCCAAACACCAACCGTGCCTATGACCCGTTAAATACATCCAGCGCGTACTACAACCAGTTAACCGAACAGCCAGGATTAGCGCCGTTGCGTCAAATCCGTTTAAGCCGTAACGGCGAATACTTGTTTACTGGTCGAGTGACAACTTATAACCAGCAATACAACATGGGCGGTTTGACCAGTTACCAGATATTTGCTGCCGACGACATTTACGTGCTGTCACAAGGCAGTTTGCCCACTACGGCCACCAGTAGCCAAACCTCGTCAGCACGCATTACAGCCGTTTTAACAGCCGCAGCGTACACAGGCACCACATCCCTTACAGCGAGCCCAACAGCGACGTTAGGGGCTTACAGCATCACTAGTGGCACAAACGTGAACGCCTATCTAAACCGCATCCAACAAGCCGAGCAGGGCCGCATTTTTTGTAGTCGCACCAACGTGCTGACAGCCCAACCGCGTATCGGCACCACACTGGCCGCACCTACCGTGACGTTTAACGACACCAATACCGCTACGCCTTACGACAACATTGTGGTGGAATTTGACCAGCAATCGGTAATTAACAACAGCAACATCACTATTGAGTCTGGCGGCACTTTACAAAACGCCAGCGATACAGACTCAATTAGCCAGTATTTTAAGCAAACTGAAGCGATTACAGACAGTTTGTTATCGAGCGACGCGCAAGCTGCCACACTGGCCAGTTATTTGCTTTATCCGATACCTAAACCGCGTTTCACCAACGTGTCAACCACATTTGCCAGTTTGACCGATGCCCAAAAAACGGCGTTGGCGCCCATAGAAATTGGCCAGACCGTTACTATCACCAAGTCGTTTGCCAGCGGTACGCCCACCACCGTGACACAGGATTTATCAGTCGAAGGCATCGACCACGTTATTGACATGAATACCGGGCACCGCATGAGCTTGTGGACATCACCAACAATCATTCTTAATGACTTCATTTTGGATGACATTACGTTTGGTGTGCTATCTACCACCAACGCGCTGGCATAGGATAAAGTACGACTATGGCAAATACGCAGACCACCGTTCCACTGTTTGTAGCCAATCAAGTTTTGACGGCAGCACAGCAAAACGCTAGTGCCGGCACAGGCGTACCAGTATTTGCTACAACCGTGACCAGAGATGCGGCGTTTGGTGGCAGCAACAAAGCGTTGGCAGAGGGCCAACTTTGTTACATAGAGGCCAGCGACATTGTGCAGTATTACACGGGCAGCGCGTGGGCTACTGTTGGCCCTGCATCTGGTGGTCTTGCATTAGTTACAGCCGAAACAGCGTTTACAACTGCCGCATCAGTAAGTTTGGCTGCTAGCACTTTTACATCTACTTACAGAAATTACCGCGTTATTTTTCAGTTGTCTGCGGCATCAACAACTTTGACAATTACCAGTCGCTTGCGCGCTAGCGGTACAGACAGCTCGTCGGCTCTATATAACCAAATGTCTACTGGATTAACTCAAACTGCTGCTGCATCAAACAGAGCCGAATCCAACGCCTCATCATGGACTATGCAACCAACTTTTACTACTGGATATTGGGGTCTTGTTTTGGATGTACTTAACCCAGTTGCGGCAACAGTCACGCAAATACAAGGACAACTCACAGCCGATGACGCTGCAACTTTTGTTGGTCGCAGTGTAAACGGTATTTACAACGCAACAACATCATACGATGCAATGAGTTTCATTGCCTCAACAGGAACAATTACAGGAACATACGCAGTATATGGATACTCAAAATGAGCACTGAATACATCATCAACGATGGCGGCGTAAACCGACCAATGACAGAAAAAGAAACCGCAGAGTATTTAGAATTGTGCGCAACTATTCCAACGCCGTTAAACAAGTCAGCACAAGTTAAAGCCGACACCGACAAAGCCAACGCTCGACAAGCCGTCTTAGACCGTTTAGGAATAACAGCCGATGAAGCCGCGCTACTACTTGGCTAGCGTCATGCTTGCACTTGTCCTGACCGCCTGCGAAACGACACGCGTTAACGCACCACATAAAACACGCAACAGCGCATTGACACGATGCTCGACCATCACCCAATGCGAACGAGTCAGCAATGGCTAAAGACCGTTCAGAAATTGACTACCTACACGCACGCATGATTGTGTTTGTCGCGTGCACAATCGCAATAACATTTGCTGTCACCGTCATTGGCTTTGTTTACTTTTTAGGGTTTGTTGACCAACCAGTAGAACAATCACCAAATGACGCAGCATTTATAGATTTACTAAAAACATTGTCAATCTTTATGACCGGCACATTGTCTGGTCTAGTTGCCGCCAACGGCCTTAAACGAAAACCTGATGATGGCAGTACTACCAGCCAACCCTAAAGTCATTGGGTCTAAGCCGTACACAGGCAACAGCGATGGCGCTGCCGCTGGCCCACGTGCCGGCATAAATGAATGGATTAGGCAAGCCATCAAACATGGTGCAGGCGCGTTTTGGAATAACGGCAGTTGGGGCGTGCGCGACATGCGCGGCAATCCCGGCTCATTATCTGTACATGCCACTGGTCGAGCCGTTGACTTGTCATACAGGCCGTCAGAGCAACACGCAGACGCAAACCGTAAAGGCACTATTGCGTTTATTAACATTGTGTTAGCCAACGCAAACGAGTTAGGTGTTGAGTGCGTGCTGGATTATTTCCCAAAAGCATTTGGGCGCGGCTGGCGTTGCGACCGTCAAGCGTGGAAGTCATACAGCAAGCCAGAAATACACAGTGCGCCCGGTGGCGATTGGTTGCACGTGGAGATAAACCCACAGATGGCAGACCAGCCAAACCTTGTAAAACAAGCGTTTCAGAGAGTATTCACCGAATTGCCACACTGATGCTCTAGGGTCGAAGTACCGACGATTGGAGACAACATGGCAGACGCCAAAACTTATGTGTACGAGGTTTACACCACACATTTAGACAGCAACCAGATGGTGCTTGTGCAGATATTTCGTGACCCTGAAACAGATGCCGTGCTACATGCACAAATTGCGTTCAAAGATGCAATCGGTGACAGCTGGCAGACCCCTTACCAATTGGAGAAAAAATGACGTTTTTAAGCATCAAAATAGGCGCATGGTTAATTACTGGCTTAGCGGCGTTTACGTTGCTTTGGGATGCTAGTAAGCCGTCTGAAAGCCATCTACCGATAACTGGTCAAATCACCACTGTGCTTAACAGTGTTGTGCCACCAACGGTTGCACCAACTACCACGCTGCCATACAAGGGTTGCATGGAATACCTAAACGATGCCATTTTGGCTGGCTGGCCAATAAGTGAAGCACCAATGATTTTGCGTGTCATGCAACGCGAAAGCCGATGCCTACCAACAGCTCTAAATGCGGCTGACAGCAACAACGGCAGTCGAGGATTATTTCAAATTAATGGCGTGCACCAAACTTGGCTTATCAAAGACGGTTACATTAAAAAACTTGATGATTTATATAACCCAGATGTCAATATCCGTGCCGCGTTACACCTATGGCGTATGGTTGGCTGGTCAGCGTGGAAAATGCCAACACCATGACAGAATTACCATATCCCGAACCCGGCATCACAGAGGAGACCCGACAAATGTATCCAGATAACTACAGCGACAAAATGGGCAAAGTGTTTACAAACATGATTGACGAAATTGTGCGCCCAAATCATGTACCACGCCCAGAGCCCGTAGACCACAGCATTTTGCTTGACGAGCTGGCAATTATGTATGAAGCAAACATGACAATTGGCGGTCAACAAAACAGATTTAACGCCTCAGTAATACGTGCGGCCATAAATGTTATACGCGCCCTGTAAAGCGTGCGGTTTAACAATGCACGGCACTCGATACCGGCACAACCCAGAAAAAGTAATGTGGTTACATCCTGGCTTAAAAGCGTGTGCTAAAGTAAAACCAATACCGACGAACAGAAAGAACCCGACATGACATTTGCTATCACCACAGAGCAAAAAGATTATGCCAAAATGATTGGCCGTAGTCGTCATAATCATGCCTGGGATAATAATTTTTGTAGCGCTTATGACGAACAAAAAGCGTACAAAATGAATTGTCAAGGCGCGTTGGGCGAAGTGATATTTGCAGACCATTACAAATTGGCTAGACCAATTGACGAAACGTTTTTAGACGCATTACAAAGTGTTGGCGATATTGCTGGCTACGAAGTCAAGTCAAGAACAAACGATTACATCAGACAAGAATTGTGGATTAACTGTGCTGATGTTGACAATGTGCCAGCCAAACCAGTTGTTTTAATAAAAATTGACAGCGATTACGAAACATACCGATATTTGGGTTGGATATGGTCTGATGAAATCGCACAGCATAAAAAAGTGATTAAACAGATAAATCAGCATGATGTAGAGGTTTACCGATTAGATGCAACTTGCTTAACAGCCATTGAACATTTGCCGACAAAGGAAGTCGACTAATGGCGCATTTTGATTTATCGCTCTACGAGACAGTTGCCCAGCGTTTGGTGCGTTGGTGGGCAGAATTTCCAGATGGCCGCATCATCACGTCAATACACCATTACGACGGGTCAACCATCATCATGCGTGCAGAGTGCTACAACAACGATGACCGGCTCATTGCCACAGGATATGCAGAGGAAGTGTTCGGCAACAGTCCGGTCAACAAAACATCGTTTTTAGAGAATTGTGAAACAAGCGCTATTGGGCGTGCAATTAGTAACAGTCGAATTGGGCACACAGGCGAGCGTGCGTCGGTTACCGAGATGGAGAAAGTCAACCGGGTTAACAGCACGCCTCGACCAGATAGTCACGGCAGCGCTACACCTAAACAAATCGGGTTTCTCAAATCATTAGCGCGTGGTAAGGGTTGGGATGATGTTCAACTGCTTGAATACATACACCGATTGTTACAAGTTGATGACGTTGTAGTTGAGACTTTGACCGCTGGCCAATGCTCTGCCGTTATAGATGGGCTAAAAAAATGAGTCGCACCGTTTGGCTTGCATTAGCGCTAACAGTGTTATGCACCGTTTTGATGGCGTTGTCTGATAGAAAGTAAATCTTTTACAACTGGCTAGTAGCACGGGCTGTATCACTGTCGCAAGTGACGGGGCTAATCGACGGGAACGTCGTTTGACCGACGCGCACAAAACCTGCAACACGAAAGGCAATGTGCAAAACGTCGGGGCGAGTCGTAAACATAATCGACTAGATGGTGCATGGTAATCGGATTGAGGCAGCCCGATGGGAGAGCATCATCACTCTGTCTTGAATTACACGCTGACATAACATACACTTAACAAACCGAACGAAAGCCCAAGCCCACCTTGCAACCTGATGCAAAACAAATGAGAGCAAGCGCGCCAGCGCGCGGTAGCAATGGGTAAAGAACACTCCAACCCCGAATACAAACGCAACC